TTTTTTTTTTTTCAAGCAGAAGACGGCATACGAGATGTAGCCGTGACTGGAGTTCAGACGTGTGCTCTTCCGATCTGTTATTCGCTCGCGTGCTTCCGTTAGACAGACTTTCGGCATATTGAGTTTAATTTTATAAATATGGCTACAAGAAAAGAAGTTGCTGAACATTTATTTATGTCGGTTCAAAATGTTGGTAAATTAGTAGAAAAAGGCGTATTTAAGCCAAAACCAGGCCCAAATCCGCTAGATTTAGACCATTGCAGGCAATCATATATAGAAGAGCTACAACAAAAGGCTAGATATACGTTAAAAGATGGCACTGGCGATATAACAGAAGAAAAAACTAAGCTAACTGCAGCACAAGCTAAGAAAGCACAGCTAGATGTTGCTGTAATTGAAGGAAAGCTAATACCAACAGATCAAGTTGAATCTACATGGGTTAACTATGCTTCAAACTGCAGAGGCAAACTTTTAACAATACCAAATAAGGTTAGTCATTTAGTTTTAGCAAGTGATGATTTTAACGAAGTAGAAAAGATAATTAAAGATTCAATTTATGAGGCATTAGAGGAATTAGCAAATGACCCAATACCAAGAGAATATAGAGAAAATACTCTTATCGACAAAGAAGACGTGGACACCACCGCCTAATCTAACTGTTTCAGAATGGGCTGATCGATATCGAACGCTATCACCAGAATCTTCTGCTGAAGCTGGCATGTGGAAAACATCAAGAGCGCCATATCAGAAAGGCATTATGGACGTTGTTAATGATCCAAAGATTCATACAATTGTTTTCATGAAAAGTGCACAAGTTGGCGCAACTGAAATATTGAACAATATAGTTGCTTATTATATTGATCAGGACCCTAGCCCATGCTTAGTGTTACAACCAACTTTACAAATGGCCCAAGCCTGGAGTAAAGACAGACTTGCTAACATGATTCGTGATTGCGATCGGTTAAGGGCTAAAGTAAAAGACCCGAGAAGTAAAGATAGTTCGAATACAGTTTTATCAAAACAATTTCCAGGCGGCAATATTAATATTGTTGGATCGAATTCAGCAGCAGGTCTAGCTTCAAGACCAATTCGTATTTTGCTTTGCGATGAAATTGATAGATATGATCCGAGTGCTGGTGCCGAAGGGGACCCGATTAATTTAGCTGTAAAAAGAACAACTACATTTTGGAATAGAAAAGTATTTATTACATCTACTCCAACTATTAAAGGACTATCCAGAATTGAAGTAGCATTTGAAGAATCAGATCAACGTTATTATCAAGTTCCTTGCCCTGAATGTAATGAGTACCAAACATTAGAATGGGAACAGATTCATTGGGAATCAAAAAAACCTGAAACAGCAGAATATACTTGTAAGCATTGTGAAGTAGTAATACCTGAAACTAAAAAAATGTGGATGCTATCTAAAGGTAAATGGGTGGCTACTCAAGAAACAAAAAAAACAGCAGGCTTTCATATATCAGAATTATATTCGCCTTGGAGATCATGGAAAGATATGGCTGTTGATTTTTATGCTGTTAAGAGTCAACCTGAAATGTTAAAGACCTGGGTAAATACTGCATTAGGCAAAACGTTTGATGATCCAGGAGAGAGCATCGAGCATAGCTCATTAATGAATCAGCGAGAAGAATACGATTATACTAATATTCCAAATAATGTTTTATTAATTACAGCGGGTATTGATGTTCAAGGAGACAGATTAGAAGCGCAAGTAATTGGCTGGGGCCAAAATAATGAAGCATGGGTTTTAGATTATCGAGTATTCTTTGGCGATCCATCAAGTAATTTGGTTTGGAAAGACTTAGACAATTATTTAGGCATGACATTTAAACGCGAAGATGAAAAAATTTTAAAAATAGCTTGTTCTTGTGTTGACTCAGGAGGCCATCATACACAACAGGTTTATGCTTTTACTTCTAAAAGAGTGCATAGAAAAGTATTTGCTATTAAAGGTCAGTCACAAAGTAATAAGCCGGTTGCCGGTCGCCCGTCATATATTGGTAGATCACGACATATTCTTTATCCTGTTGGATCAGATACCGCTAAAGAAGCAATTTATACAAGATTAAAATCTGAAACTAAAACAATACACTTTCCGGCAACAGTTGATGAAGAATATTTTAGGCAATTAACATCTGAGAAAAGAGTAATTAAATACTCTAAAGGCGCTAAGAAGTTTGAATGGGTTAAAAAAACTACAAGAAATGAAGCTTTAGATACATTTGTTTATGGATTAGCTGCTTTATATATACTTCAGCCAAATTATAATCGCTTAGAGCAATTGATCAACAAAAATCAATCTACACAAGCAGAACATACAAAAAACGTTAAAAAAAGCTCATTTAAGCAAAATAATAGGCCAAATTGGGTAAATAATTGGAAATAAACATATAAAAAGGTATACATTTATATATAACTCGATATAATTATTATATGTTAAATAAAATTAAGGAGTTAAATAACATGTTTATAGCAGAATCATCAAGAGACAATAAAAAAACACTAAGAGAAAAAAGACTAAGCAATATTTTATTTGCTAACGGTCAAGAGTTAACCGAAGCTGGTTGGGAATATGCAAAATTACGCTTAAAAGAAATGACCGTTTTAGAAGCAGCTGTTGATATTAATAAATCACAAAACAATGGCTGGTCTGGTTCAACATTATTATTTGTTGAATGCTAGGCGATATTAAAAAATTAAACCGGTATTATAAAATATACCGGTTTATTAACAAAGCAGATAATGAAGATAAAATGTCTTACTTACAATTTAGGGCTAATTTTATACAAGAAGAATTAAACGAATTATTTACAGCAATTGACAATCAAGAATCAGATGAAGTAGTTGATGCTTTCATTGATATTATTGTAATTGCATTAGGATCATTAGATGCATTTGATGTTGATATTAAAAAAGCTTGGAAACGTGTGCATCACGCTAATATGAAAAAAGAAATAGGAATTAAAGACAGCAGGCCAAATCCACTAGGCTTACCTGATCTTGTTAAGCCAAAAGATTGGCAAGCCCCACAACATTTTGATAATGTTGGTAAATTAAATTTTTTAGATAAGGAGTAACTATGCATTCAGTATTAAGTGAAGCGGCAGCTTTACAAAAACAAAAAGCCGAGGATTATAATTCAAACGATTCAGAAGCTAAACAAGAATACTTTCCATATGGACATCATTCGTATTTACAAATGATTTCAACAAAAGTTAAACGATTAGAAGCAATTGCATTTAATGATAAAAATCCTAATTTCGAATCTTCGTATGATTCTGTATTAGATCTTATTAATTACGCAAGTTTTTACGGAGCTTACTTAAAGAAAAACAATGGAAAATGAAAAGCAATATTTTGCATTAGTTAATAAAGTATTAACTGAAGGAGTTAAAAGAGATAAAGAAAGAACAGGCGTAGGTACGCTTGGTATATTTGGGGCAAATCTTGAATTAAATTTAAAAGCAGGGTTTCCTTTATTTACTCATAGGCGAATATTTTATAAAGGAGTGATTGGAGAATTAATTGCATTTCTTCGCGGCCATACGAATGCAAATGATTTTAAAAGTTTAGGTTGTAACTATTGGGATGCTTGGGCAGAAGAAGACGGCAATCTTGGTCCCATATATGGTTATCAATGGCGTAATTATTCTGGATTTAATATAGATCAATTAAAAAATGTAATTAAAGAAGCTAAAGTTAATCCAGAATCAAGAAGATTATATGTAACTGCATGGAATCCAATTGACGCTAATAAAATGGCTTTATTGCCTTGCTTTCACGGTTTTCAAATATTTATTAATAATAACCATTTGAGTTTACTAGTCAATATGCGCTCATCTGATGTAATGATTGGACTTCCTTCGGATATATTATTCCATTCATTATTAATGTTAGTTTTGTCTAATGAATTAGATATAACTCCTCATAAACTAATATTTAATTTAGGTGATGCGCATATCTATAATAATCATTTACAATTTGCAAAAACTGTACATGAGTTACAAATATTTAATCCGCCACAAGTACGATTACATTACGAAGCAGGTATTAATAATTTATATCCTAATGATTTTATTATTTCAAGCTACAAACATAATGCAGCAAAACAATTAAAAGTTAATGTCTAATTATTCTCATTCTTGGAATTTAAAATATTTAACACTTGCAAAAAAATTTGCTAGTTGGTCTAAAGATCCATCAGTTCAAGTAGGGGCAGTAGCTATTGGTAATAAAGGCCAAGTATTATCCCAAGGTTATAATGGCTTTCCTAGAGACTTTAATGATGCGCAAACAATTTATAAAAATTCAGAACAAAAAAAGAATTACATTATTCATGCTGAAATGAATTGTATTTATCATGCAACTTTAAATGGTATTTCTTTAGAAGGAGCAACATTATTTGTTTATGGTTTAGACATATGTCATGAATGCGCTAAAGGTATAATTCAAGTTGGAATAAAAGAAGTGGTTACTTATTCTCCAGACAAGCCTAAAGAAAAATGGATTAGTAGTTTTAAAATATCACAGGAATTATTTAAACAAAGTGGAATAAATCATATAAAAATAGACCAAAATAAATTTTAAGTATAATGTAACAAATCTTTATAAATACTTGTTATAATCGGATATAGATATATTTTTAATTTATGGCCAATAAATTCGACAGCACATATTACCCAACATCAGAGCCTAATGAATTACAGCTCGGTGATTTTTGGGCATGGAAAAAAACTGATCTCTCAGACGATTACCCTACTGCATCATATAGTTTATCTTATGAATTTAATTTAGTCGATGGTTCAACAGCTGCTAATTTTACATTAACTGCTACAGAATCTAATGACGAATATATTATCGAAACAAGTAGTACAACATCATATACAGCTGGACAATATAATTGGGTTTCTTATATTACTAGGTCAAATGATTTAGCAAGAATTAAATTATCAGAAGGCTTTACTGAAATACAACAAAATTATGCTACTACAACAAGTTCTGTAAGAAGCCATGTAAAGAAAGTTTTAGATGCAATAGAAGCAGTTATTGAAAATCGAGCAACTATGGACCAATCGTCTATGAGTATTGCTGGCAGATCATTATCAAGGCTAACTGTTGATGAGTTAATGACATTTAGAGATCGATATAAAACAGAATATTTAAAAGAAGTTAAACAGGCTAGAATTAAAAATAAAAAAGATTCCGGTAATTCAATCAAAGTGAGGTTTTAAATATGGCCTGGTATGATCGATTCGTAAATAATAATAAAAAAACAAAAAAAGTTTCAAAAGTAAGAAGATATGCCGGTGCTAATACGGGCAGATTATTTGCAGATTTTACAGCATCAAGTACATCAGCAGACGCTGAAATTAAAGATCAATTAAGAATATTAAGAGAAAGAAGCCGTGATTTAGCTAGAAATGATTCATATGTAACCCGATACTTAAATTTAATGGTTAGCAATATTATTGGAGCTAACGGTATTAGATTAAGTGTTAAAGCACGTGATTCGCAAGGTAATTTAGATATTCTTGGCAACCAAACAATTGAGCGCGAGTTTAAGCAGTGGTCAAAAATGGGCAACTGTACATTGAATGGTCGTCAATCATTTTTAGATTGCCAAAAGTTATTTGTTGAAGCATTAATGCGAGATGGTGAAGTTTTAATAAGGCATGCGACTCCAACAGATTCAAAATATAAATATAAGATTCAATTTTTAGAAGCCGATCATTTAGATGAAACAAAAAATGATTTTAATCCTGAGACTAAAAATAGAATTAAAATGGGTGTAGAAGTTGATAAACATGATAAGCCTGTAGCATATTATTTATTTAAAAATCATCCGTATGATAATACGTACCAATCACCTAAAGAGCATATAAGAGTTCCGGCTGAAGAAATTATTCATGCATATATGCCAACACGCCCCGAACAAACTAGAGGCGTGCCAATGACTGCTTCGGCAATGCCTCAAATAAAAATGCTTAATGGTTATATGGAGGCCGAGATTACGGCCGCTCGTGTGTCAGCTGCAAAAATGGGGTTTTTTACTTCGCCAGACGGTGATGGCTATGTAGGTGAAGATTTAGAAGATAGTTTTACTCCAATTATGGAAGCATCTGCAGGCAGCTTTGAACAACTGCCCGCTGGAATGGATTTCAAAAGCTTTGACCCTGATCACCCAAGTACAGCATTCGGTCCATTTACAACACAAGTTTTAAGAGGTATTGCTTCTGGTTTAAATATTTCATATCATGCTTTAACAAATGATTTAAGTTCTGTTAATTATAGTTCTTTACGAGCAGGCGCATTAGAAGACAGAGAAATGTATAAGCTCTATCAACGCTTTGTTGTAGATCATTTTATGAGGCCGGTATTTGAAAAGTGGTTGGAAATGTCTATATCAAGCGGCGCTATTATTATGGATCCTGATGTAAATATTCCTTTACCAATGTCAAAATATGAAAAATTTGCTGCAGATACAATATTCATTGGACGTTCTTTCCAGTGGGTCGATCCTCAAAAAGAAATGAATGCATCAATAAGCGGTATGCAAGCTGGTCTTGTTACTTATCAAGATGTACAATCAAATTATGGTAGAGACGTTGAAGAGCTATATGAGCAGCATGAAAGAGAACAAAAATTAGCTGAGCAATATGGAATT